GGGCGGGATGAGCACCTCAAACGCGCTCTGAAGCTCCTTCGCCGCCTCTGCCTGACGCTTCAGGTAGGCGTCGATCTCCTGGTCGTCCAGCGCCTCGAGCTGCTTGTCGAGCACAGCGATAGCCGCCGTCACCGTGCCGAAGGCCTCGGGGTGCTTCTCGAGCTCGGCGCGTAGCTCGCGCTGCTGCTGGAAGATGCGCCCGGTCTGGTCGAGCTGCGAGTCGATGATGCTGCGCGCCTTCGAGAGCACCACGTCGAGCTCGCGCTGCTGTGCTGCCTCGACGGCCAGAGCCTCAGCGTGCGCGCGCGCGGCTGCTGCTGACGCATCCTTCGCCGCTGCACGGCGCTTGTCGTTGCGGGCTACCTGGTCGATAGCCTCGGCCTCCAAGCGCATGAACTCGATGCTATCCTCGGTCGTTGCGTTGACCTCGACCATACGCGCACGGCGCTGTGCCTGCGCGGCCGTGATGGCTTCGATCTCGGGCCCCAGCTGCGCCAGCTTCGCGCGCTCCTCGTCGGTCGCCTTCCCTAAGAGGATGTGATTCGCGATAGCCGTCTGCTCTGCCTGACGCAGCGCGAGGATGGCGTCAGCGCGTGCGATCTGCTCCTGCGTCGCGGCCGTCGTCGCCGCGGCTTCCTCGCGTAGCGCCTCGCCACGCTTCCTAGCGGTCTGCGCCGCCATCGTTTCGAGGCCGGTGGAGATCCGGATGTAGTCGTTGACGCCGGAGAGGCTAGACGAAAACTTCGCGTTTGCCTCGTCCGCTGCCTTCGTCGCCGCCTCGTACTTCTCCAGAGCGACGGCCGTCTGCTCTGCGCGTCGCTGCTCTTCTAGGATGAGCTCCCCGATGGGAGCGAGCCCCGCAGCGAAGAGCGCGAGCGTAGCCGTCAGAGGGAGCAGGACCGCCCCGAAGCCCTCGAACGCCAGCGCGCCCACCTCGCCCACGTCCGCGAGGTCGGCCACGTTCCGCGCACTGTCGCCGAGCGCCGGCCCCAGCATCGACAGGGCGCCCGCCAGCTTGCCCGCAGAGGAGCCTACGGTACCAAACCGGTCTCCTACCTTGCCAATGTCCGCAGCTGCCTCACGCGCGCTCTCAGAGGCGCTAGCCATCGCCCGCTTGCTGGCATCGGCCGCGGCCTTCGCCGCTCGCTCGCTCGCGCGGATGCTCTTGTTGAGCTCCGCGGTCATGAGCCGCGCCTGCTCCGCGGTCAGCCCGGGGATGCTCTCCAGCTGCTGACGCAGCCCCGAGAGGTTGGCATCGACTGAAAGCTCAACGGTAGCCATGGGTTCTCCCTACGCCGCCACGCGTCGCGCTGCGGCCTGTAGTGCCTTGTCGATCTCTGGGAGGCGCTGCTTCACGAGGCGCTTCCCGTAGTCGATCGCCACGATCTTCCACACGTTCTTGCCATCGCGTGGACGCTTGCTCTCGACGTTGATCTTGAACACGCCTACCGGGCGCCGGGTGCGCGTATATCGCTCGACCGTGTACCCCTCGGGGATGGTCCCCGTGTTGCGGTACTGCTGCATGATGGTCGAGAACTCCTCGCCATCGACGCGACGACCGAGGCGAGAGAACGGACCAGGGCGATGCACGTAGTACGTCGCCTTGTTGCTCGAGAAGACCACGCCCTTCAGATGCGTCGGTGTGATCCGCATCTCGTAGTCGATGCTCTCGCCCGTCTTGCCCGTGCGGCGCGTCACGTTCTCATACCATTCGGAGCGCGCGTAGTCGGTCACGTCCGACGCGATGCTCTCGACCTCGCGCTTGATTTCGGCGTAGGTCGTGGAGATCATGCGGTCGAGCGCCGCCTCGAGCTCGGGCCCGATGGACGTGGACGCTCGACCTACCGTGATCCGCTTACCCGCCACCTATCCCCCAGAAGGCTCGCGCCTCGGGGGACATACTATCACCTTCGCGCGGCTTCCCGCGTTGAGGCTTCGGAGGCGCCGTGTGCTTGACGCGCCACCACGCGAGGACGCGTTCCTGCTGGTCGCGTGTCCACCCATAGAACGCGTCGGGGTCGCCGCAGAACGTGAGCCCCAGTTCAAGGGCTACGGCGTCGATGGCTCCGTCTGCGGATCGGTAAAACCCTCGAGCGTCGCGACCTCGGGCTCGCGCGGGATGGCTTCGAGGACGAGGTCGAGGGCTTCCTTCCCGGCCGTGTAGATCTCGGCCTCGGTCACACCCAGGGCGACCAGCTCATCAACGACGGCGCCGCCGTAGGCGAGGGTATCGTACTTGCAGCCGGCGAGCGTGGCCTTCAGAGGCTTACCTGACCAGCACACGCCGAGCGCCGCACCGAGCCCGCGCAGGGCGCTCACGCCCACGGCGATGGTGACCTCGCGCGCCGACATGAATGATGCCGGCTTCTTGAGCGTGACTGCGAACTTCCCGAGTTTGACTTCCATCCTTCCTCCTTCAGACGTGAAACGTCCCCCGCACCTAGTAGCACGGGGGACGCTGCGTCAACCTGTAAGCGATGCTGACAGGTTCGGTCAGGTCGCCGTGATGGTGCCGTAGACCGTGCCGTTGATGGTGAACGTGTTGGGGTCACCCTCGGCGAAGTCGATGGAGAGGTGGCAGTTCGTCATCACGAGGAGGTGGTCCGAGGCGTCCCCAAAGTTGGACCCTTCCACGGTGAGCGTCACCTTCAGCATGAACACGTCCGAGGCGCTGCCGCCCGTGGAGATCGCCGAGGCGAACGCGCCGGTCTTGTTGACGGCGTCCCACAGCTGCTTGTCGGTCGCGTCGGAGAGGTCCGTCATGTGCGCCGAGAAGGAGAACGTCGGGAACGTGCGCGAGGTCTTACGCACCGAGCCCAGCTCGCCGCGGTCGAGGTACGTCGTCGCCTCGGTGTTGCTCTGGTTGAGGCCCGAGATGCTGAAGTCGCCAGCCTCGTACTGGACCGTGACGGAGATCGGCGTGGGCGTGGTCCCGTCCTCGAGGAGGATGGTACCGTCGCGGAAGTTCTTGACGACAGACGAAACAGCCATGATGTCCCCCTACTGAAGCGGAAGCGTGTGAACGATGCGGAACGTTATCACACCGACGACCCATTCGCCGAGTACCGACGTTTCGCGCGTGGTGCTGATGAGCTGCACCTTGTAGGACGAGGGCCACGTCGCGTCGTAGACCATCAGCTTGTTCACCACGCTCTGCTCGCCATCGAGGGCATCGTCGTAGCTGTCGCTCATGCCCTTGGGCGCGAGGCGCCAGGAGTAGCGCACCTCGAGCGTCGTCTCCACGAGGAGGCCCTCTGCCGGGCGCCCGCGGTAGGCGCGCAGGTCATCGGTCGAGGTGGGATGCACGGCGAACGCCTTGTGGGCGATGGAGTCCGCGTCACGCCCGAAGTTGTCGGGAGCCACGCGCGACTCCTTCCAGCCCGTGAGCGTGAGGATGCGTGCGGTCACGTCCTCGCGCAGCTGCCGTACCGTCTTGCTCGCCATCAGTACCAGCCACCGAAGGTCGGATAGCCGCCGCGGCCGTTGAGCCACACGGTCGAGGTGCCGCTCTTCTTCGTGTTCGGGTTGACCTTGTTCTCGTCGCTCTCGTCGTAGTTAAACCGGAGCTGGCCCCATGCCTCGGTGTAGGCGCGGCCGTAATGCTCGGCGAGGGCTTGCCAGCGACCGCCCTCCCCAGCCGATGTCTGAAAATCGAGGAAAATGAGCTGGAGGCAGAGGGACAGGTGCGCGTCACGCAGCGCGCTCGGCTGGATGATGAGGTACGGCCGGCGTCCCTGCGCCACGATGCGGTTCGTGAGCGTGCCCCACGCTTCGTCCAGGTAGGACTGATAAGACGTCGTACCCGTCGCGAGCAGCGCCGGGAGGTCGGAGTGGCGCTGGAACAGGTCCGCGTCGGTGATGACCGGGTAGAGCGTGCGACGAACGAGGGCGCCGTCGTTCCTAAACACATTCTGCAGCGTCGCGGTCATCTGGAGGGTCCACTCCAGAAGCCAGCCCTCCTCGAGCGCGAGCGAGCTGGTCACCGTGCCGAGCAGCGCGTAGGTCGCCACGCTGCCCGTGATGGTCACGGCCGCGGCGTTGACCACGACCGTACCGTCTGCCTTATAGATCGTCAGCGTGCCCGAGAGCGGCGCGACGAGCGCACCCGCACGGTAGACGGGACAGGTGAGATCCTGATTACGCCCACGCTCGATGGTCTCGCCGGAGCGAAACCGTGCCGTGTAGAGCGTCTCGCTGATGCTCATCGTGTCCCCCTGCCGTTACTTATCGCGTTCGCGTCGGTCTGCCTTACGAGCCTGCTCGCGCGCAACCTGCTCAGCGCGCTGCGCCGGCATGCCGCCCTCGACAAGACGGCGCGTCATAGCTTCCTTGGCTGCTGCGATGTCCTTACGCTCCCCGCTCATGCCTTCGCCTTCGGTCCCTTGACGGGAGTATACATGCGCTCACGTGCGGCGCGCATGTCATCGAGGCGCTTGCTCTCGACGGGGAGCGCGAGCGCGCTGCCCGGGTGCGTCGGCGCGCGGGTCTGGTGCTCGCTCACCACGCGCTCCTGGCGCTCGATGATCACGTTGATGAAGTCGGCGTCGGGGACCTTGATCACGCCGTCCGAGACGAGGCGCCGAAGGAAGGCACGATAGCCCTCGGTGTCCGTAGTCATGCGCGTCTGACCCGCCACGAGCTTCGGCTTCTCCCACTTGCTGAGGAACACGGGACCGTTCGCGCCTGCGTACTGGATGCAGTAGCCGCCGGGCTCGACCTCCCACGGGATGATGCTCATTCCCTTCTTTGCGAGGTGCACCTCGGTGAGCGCCGTGTCGCCGTGCTTGTCCACGCGGTTGAGGCCGGGGATCGCTACCATCTGCCCGAGGTCGGGGAGCCACTCGCCGTCCACGCACTGCCAGTGTCCCGGGTGATGGGTGTACCACCATGCCGCGTTGCTCGGCAGGTTGAGCAGGGTCGCCATTCCAGCCGGGCGAGACGCCGGCTGCGCTGCAAAGTTGCCGCCGTCAGCAGTTCCGAAGTTCGCTGCCATCTGTTTCTCCTTACGCACGAAGGCGTGCCCGTACCATAAGCACGGACACGCCTTGGCGCTAGGCAGAGCCTAGCAGACCATCACAGGTCGCTGACGATGCCAACGCCCTTGAGGTCCTGAAGCTCCGCAACGCCGAGGAAGGCGCTGCCAACGACCTTGGTGAGACCCGAGGCCGCGTCACGCTCCCATTCGACCGCCACGGGGGCGCCGGCCGGGATGATGACGCCGCCAGCCGCCGCGATGGGCGCCGGGGTGCCGAGGGCGTAGGCGATGGCGCCGTTGCCGAGCATCATGCCGCGGTAGTCCGCGCCCGCGTTCGCAGTCGGGACGTAGGACGACACGTGGACGTTCACGCCAAAGAGCTTGCCCTTGTAGGACGTGCCCAGCGCGCTGGTCTGCTCCTGGTTCGCCGCAATGTACTGACCCGGGCCCGTCTCCGCGCGGAGGCTGGACATGAGGTCGTTGTACTGCTGGGGGTGCAAGATGCAGTCATACTCGCCCATCACGCTCTGGAGCTGGAGCGCGAAGATCGCGGAGTAGAACGTGTCCGTGGTGAGGTCCACACCCGTGCTGCCGACCTGCGTCGCGAAGCCCGAGGACAGGTTGCACGCGAGCTGGTTGAAACGGCCGTTGAAGGCCGCGACCATCGCGTTGCTCAGGCCGTCGAGGTCCACGCCGCCCGGCACGGAGTTGCTCACGCGAGCGAGGTCCGTGAGGTCGTAGCGCAGCGCCTGACGAGCCACGACGACCGTAGCGGCCGACGAGGTGATCGAGGTGTTGCTGACGCTCACACCGTCGCCGGGGGCGCTCATGATGTCGGTCCCGTTGAGGCCGACCACTGGCACCTGGATGGAGTCGGAGCCCGTGCCGTTCACGCTGCCCACGTTGAGGAAGCACGGCGCGTTGCGAAGGCTGCCGGTGTCGGCGAGCTTCATGACGATCGACTGGTAGAGAACCGCAGCGACGCGGGCGTTGCCGTCGAGAGCGGCAAAATCGATGTTGGCCATAGTGGCCTCCTACATAGGTTCGAGGTTGCCGCGCCTGTCGCTTTTTACGGGAGCTTGCCCCGAGCGCGTGGGGGATGTCCCCCACGCCTACGGTAAGCCTACCAGTGACAGAATGTCAAGGCGTGGAAAGCGCGGCCTTGATGGCTGCGGCGTTCGATCGGAACTCTGCCGGCGACAGACGCATGATGCTCTCGGGTGTCCACGCGGTCGTGGCCGGGGGCGTCTGCGTGACCGTGCCTGCGTTCGTCTTCGGCATCGCCGTCGTGACGGGTGCCGGAGGAGCTGCTGGAGTTGCGGGCGCGGCCTCGGGCAGGTAGGCCCGCACTGCCTTCGGAAGGGCGTCCTTGTTGCCGAGCCACTCCGCGAGCGGGGGACGGCCCTCGCTGGGGAGTCGGCTGTAGGCATGTTGCACGTAGTCGATGCCCTCGGCGTCGGTGATGCCAGCCGCGGCGATCTCACGCTCGGTGCGGAGCGCCTCGCGCTCGGCCTTGCTCGCCGCCTTGACCTCCTCGATCTGCGCCCGGTACTTCTCGGCGCTCTCCGCAAGCGGGGTCAGCTCGCTGACGCGCCCCTCA